AGAAGATCGTCCACCTTTTCCGTCAGTGCCAACATATGACGCAAAGGCATGGCCAGTAATGAAAAAATATGCTAAAAAAGGTGCTTTATTTTGGAATGTGGGTAAATAGACAGGTTATTGACAAAATAGTTATTTTATGATATTATAATAATATGAGCGATTTGTTGCAACAAACACACGATACAATAAAAGATAAAGGTTTTCCTTATTATCCAACAGATAAGAAATGGAGAGACGATAAGTATAATCAATTATTGGCATTTAAAAGAGACACTATATTAGATAGACAACATAAAGTTATAGGTCAATCAACACATGGTTTAAATCTTGCATGGTCTTATATGACACACTCCTGGGGTATTCAGTGTGGTAAAATGAGAACACCTATGGAGATATGGGAAGATGAAGAACATCTTAAAAAAGGCATAAACAAAATACTTACAGGAACATTCTTTAAACAAAAGAAACCACATGAAATAACAGACTCAGATATGAGATCAATGTTAAGAAGATATAGTGGCACTCAAATGGTTTCTAATTTTAGACCTACAGCGGCTGCAACTTTATATGATATATTTGTTGATAAAGATTCGCCATTAGAAGGAACAACTGCTGGCACAGTATGGGATCCTAGTATGGGTTATGGTGGTCGTTTATTAGGTGCAATCGCAGCTGGCGTAAATTATATAGGAACTGATCCATGTATTCCTACTTATAAGGGTTTAGAACAAATAAGAGACGCATATGGTCATCCTCATAAGTCTTATACATTATTAAGACAAGGTAGTGAAACATATAATCCTGAAGAAGAAAGTTTAGATTTTGTATTTACAAGTCCGCCATACTTTGGTTGGGAAGCATATGGTGATGAACCAGAACAATCAAGTATTAAATTCAGTAATAGTGATTTGTGGAAAGAAGGATTTTTAAGACAGACTATTAAAAATGCATACAAAGGATTAAAGAAAGGTAAAAAACTTGCTTTAAACGTTGCAAACACAAAACAATACAAAACATTTGAAGAAGATACACACGATCTAATGGTTGATGAGGGATTTAAAGATATGGAAATATGGTGGTTATCACTATCAACACAACAAGGTGCCACAACACAATCTACACTAGAAGGCACAGAAACAGAAAAAAAACAAAAGAACAATTATATAGGGCGATTCGAAAGACCGAATCTATCTGGTAGAAAATTCGAACCAATATTCATCGGAACCAAGTAAAAAATCAAGTGTTCTCCTTTTGTTCTCCTGTGCGAATTGGCACACCCTCAAAAAACCCAATAAAATCAACAAAAAAAAAATTAAAAAAAAGCTCTAGGTCTATTGACTTTTTAATCGTTTTCCTATATACTATACGAATATGAAAAACAAAAACACTATGAATATGACAAATACTATTGAAAATAAAAGTACACTTGCTAAACTACTTGCTACTGAAAATATTGAAGTACAAGAAAATGCTACACAAACTGCTTCATTTGATGTTGCGAATAGAATATTAACTATCCCAATATTTAAAGAAGAACACAAATCAAAACATGTTTATGATATGTTGATCGGCCATGAGGTATCTCATGCTTTACATACACCAGCTGAATCATGGAAATCTATGTCTGATAGATCAAAAGAATTTAGATCATTTGTTAATGTTATCGAAGATGCTAGAATTGATAAACTTATTCAAAGTAAATATCCAGGTTTAACTGTTGATTATATTGAAGGTTTTAAAAAGTTATATGCTGATAACTTCTTTGGTACTAAAGATAAAGATATTAACAAAGACTATACATTAATTGATAAAATCAATCTATGGTTTAAATCATCTAAAAAACTAGATGTTAAATTTTCATCTAAAGAAAACAAATTCGTTGAGGCAGTTGATAACTGTAAATCATTTGATGATGTTTTAAAACTTGCTGAAGAAATCTTAGGTCACTGTAAAGAAGAATTGAAAAAACAACCTGAATTGACTAAGTCTTTTAAACAATCAAAAGAAAAATCTAAAGATGACGAATCTGAAACCGAACAAGACTCTATGTCTGCTGATGAAAAATTAGACAAGTGGGTTGAAAAACAAGAAGGTGAAAGTGACGAAGAAGTTAAAAAAGAACAAGATCAATCATTTTCAAATGGTGCTGGCGGTGACTTTCAACTTAGATCATTGACTAATGAGGCATACGATAATGCTAGAAAGGATATGTCTGATGATAAACAAGAAGGTAGAGTATATTCAACTCTTCCATCTGTTAATCTTAAAGATATAATCATTCCTTATTCTAAGTATATTAAAGATCATTATATATTTGACTCTAAGTTAGATTCTTATGACAAGGCTTTATTAACTCATGCCAAAGAAGACACTAAAAAATTTATGAAAGAATCTAGTTCAGTTGTAAATTATCTAGTTAAAGAATTTGAAATGAAAAAAAATGCTAAGTTATATGCTCGTGCTTCACAGGATAAAACAGGTATTGTTGATCCTTTGAAATTACATACTTATAAATTTGCTGAAGATATTTTCAAAAAAATTACTACTGTTCCTAATCAAAAAAATCATGGTATGATTTTATTACTTGATTGGTCTGGTTCTATGGCAAAAAACTTATTGCCTACTGTTGAACAATTATTAAACTTAGTTATGTTTTGTAAAAAGATCAACATACCTTTTTCAGTATATTCATTTATGAATCCTGATAAAACAGATAATACTAATCCTTTTAAAATTACAAAGAAAACTTTACAGGCAGATCAATCAACGAGACTAGTACAGTTATTCTCACATAAACAAAGTAAAACTGATTTTACTAGAGTATGTGAATTGTTACACCGATCTGCTAAGTATTTTTCTGGATACAGATCATATCACAGCCATGATAGAGTGCCAAGTATTCCACATGAATATTACCTATCATCAACTCCTTTAAACGAGTCGTTGATTGCTATGGATACAATCATTAAAAAGTTTAAGAATGATTATAAAGTAGAAAAACTTGCTCTTGTTACATTAACAGACGGTGCTTCAAACTCACTTAGAGGACACGGTGATTCTTTTTATGGTAAATCTTATGTTAGATTAAATAACAAATATCTTCCTGTATCTGATTATAGTAGAGATAAAGATAACTTAACAAATACTTTAATTACTTTCTTAAAGAAAAAATATGATTTACAAACTGTTGGTTTCTTTTTGGCAGATAAGTTTAGAGAGTTACAGTGGAATTTGCCAATAAGTTTATCTTATAAACAAACTGAAATATTTAAAAAATTGTTTAGTAAAGATAAATTTGTGCCAGATTATACAACTGCTTATGATGTTTATTTTTATGTTAAGGCAGATACTAAAGTTGTAAATACTGACATGTCTAATGTTGAGACAACTGATAAGAGAACATTGAAAAAAATGTTTATGTCTGGTATGAAAAAGAGATTGACGAGTCGAATCTTATTACAGAATTTTATAAAGAGAATCGCTTAAAAAACATGAGTGTTGCAAATATGTCACACTATTTATTAAGTAAATCAATATAAAATAAGTGCTTGACTTTCATATGATTTTATGATAGGATAGTACTATAAACAAATAAAAAAAAAGGAAAAAAACACTATGAAAAAAGTTGACTTAAATAAAAAACAAAAACAATTTGTTGATTATGCTTTTAAAAAGTATAATAAAAAAGAATTGACAATAGCAGAATTGAAAGAAGCTAATGCTCATTTTGGTTGCAAGTATGCACCACAATGGTTAGTTAAAAATTCTGATTATAAAGTTGGTAAACAGTTGTACAAATTACCTATTGACGGTAAAATTGCTGTTAAACAATTTGCTGAACCAACATGTCAAGGTTCTATGGAATTTGAAGGCAAGTTAAAAGAACCAGAACAATCGAAACTTGATACTAAGGCTGCTTACATTGTTAGCTCCCTAACAGACAATGTAGTTCCTGAAAAAGATAATGACTTTGTTACCTTTGGTAACTTTGGTGATGTAAAAAACATTATCAAATCTAAAAAGTTTTATCCAGTATTCATTACAGGATTATCTGGTAATGGTAAAACACTTGCTGTAACACAGGCATGTGCCGAGGCAAAACGTGAAATGATCAGAGTCAATATTACTATTGAAACTGATGAGGATGATTTACTTGGCGGATACAGACTAAGAGACGGTGCAACTGTTTGGCAAAACGGTCCTGTTATCGAGGCAATGGAAAGAGGTGCTGTTTTATTATTAGATGAAATCGACCTTGCTTCAAATAAGATTATGTGTTTACAACCAATCTTAGAAGGTTCTGGTGTCTATGTTAAAAAGATTAACAAGTTTGTTAAACCTAAACTTGGTTTCAATGTGATTGCAACTGCTAACACTAAAGGTCAAGGTAGTGATGATGGTAAATTCATCGGAACTAATGTTCTTAACGAGGCATTCCTTGAAAGATTTCCAGTTACATTTGAACAACAATATCCTTCTGCTAAAATAGAAGAAAAAATTGTTTCAAACAAACTAAAATCATTTGGTAAATCTGATGACAAGTTTGCTCATAACTTAGTTACTTGGGCAGATGTTATTAGAAAAACATATACCGATGGTGGTGTTGATGAAATTATATCAACTAGAAGACTAGTACATATTGCTGAGGCATATGGTATCTTTAGAAATAAGATGAAGGCTATTTCAGTATGTACAAATAGATTTAACGATGATACTAAAAAATCATTTGTTGATTTATATTCAAAAGTTGATAGTGGCGTTACTGCTGAACAGATCATGGAAGATCAAAAGAAGGCTGAAGATGCTGCTATATTACAAGATTCCAACGATAGTGAGGATGGTGAAGAGGACATATCTGTCTAATCAGTAACCAAAAATCTATCATTCATAGTGTAAGTCCACCTGTGGAGTTCAACGCTCCACAGGTTTAATTACATTATAACAAAGGAATAAATATGAAGGACAATAGAGATAAACATTTTTACATATCAATGACCAAGAGTATGTTAAGACTTGGTGGATGTTATGGGTTATTTTTAACCGAAGATAAACTATTAATGGGCGTTGCAATTGTATTTGCTTTCGCTGAAATACTAGGAATTGCTGAGGAGTTTTAAATGGGAAAATATGACTATGAATTAAACGCTAAACCTAAAATGACACAGGAAGAGCGTGACGAGAAGATGAAAAAGTTTTTAGAAAAAGGTGGTAAGATACAAAAACTTACTCCTGGTTCTGCTTATAATTTAGGTTGCTTAGATAGAAGCGGTAAACCTGCTTTTTCAAATGAAGAAATTAAAAAAGGTATTGGTGGCAAAACAGCTATGCCAGATTATGATAATCATAAACCAAATACATACCACGATTTTGATTTAGGCGGAGACAACAAACCAGTGTTTCATCCTAACTCATTAAAAACAAACAAATAATAGGAGAATAAGTTGAGTATATATGTTGAAGTAAGAGGTGGAAACTTAGAGAAGGCTCTAAGAGTTCTTAAACGTAAAGTACAAAAAGAAGGTATTGTAAATACATTAAGAGATAAAAAGTATTTTCAAAAACCATCTGAAATAAAAAGAGTAAAGGCAAAAGAACGTGCTAAAGTTTTAAGAAAAAAACAATCTCAAAACGATGAAATGCTTGGTTACCGTATGGTAAAAGGTGTGAAAGTAAAGAAAATTTAAGAATTTCTACGCCGTTTGTGTTTTGATTATATATATTATTACTACAAGGCGGTTCATAAGTCCTTGTAGAGGTGTAGGAAAAGACACTTAATAAGTGTCTTAGAAATCGGTGATGTTTGCCAGTTTAACTCCGTGAAAAAACGAAACTGGCGCTTGAAATTATATAAATAATCATTATATAATACATGAACGCCTTATAGGGTTCAGAAAATAAACTTTGCTTAACAAAAGGAGGTTATATGACCAATACAAAAGCACTATCTATTTTCAATCAATTAAGACCATTATCAGTAGGATTTGACGACATGTTCGACCATTTCGAATCTATGTTTGACCACCCTACGGTTAATTATCCACCATACAATCTAGTTAAGACAGGAACTCATAAATTTGATATTGAGATCGCTCTTGCAGGTTTCAATAAAAAAGATATTGAGATCACTAGTGAGAACAATATATTAACTATCGAATCAAAAGTTAAATCTGTTGTTGACGATTCAGTAGGTGTTGATAAACCAAAAGATCAGGCAATGATCCATAAAGGTATCTCAAAAAGATACTTTAAAAGATCGTTTACTATCGCTGATGATGTTGAAGTTAAAGGTGCCGAGTTAAAAGACGGCCTTTTAAAAGTATCAATGGAAAAAATTATTCCAGATGCTAAAAAACTAAAAACTATTAACATTAAATAAAAACCTAGATAGGGCGGCCATTTGGCCGCTCTAAATAATATATTATGGCACATTGACAAAACTAAAATTTTAGTGTATAATAACAAACAACTATTATATAATAGGAGAAATAAATTATGAGTGATTTAAAAGACACAAAAACAGCACAAAATTTAAGAGCTGCTTTTCAAGGCGAAAGTGAGGCAAATAGAAGATACCTTTACTTTGCACAAAAGGCAGATATTGAAGGTGCAAATGAGGTTGCTTCTGTATTCAGATCAACCGCTGAAGGTGAAACTGGCCATGCTCATGGTCATTTAGAATACCTTGAAGAAGTTGGCGATCCTGCAACAGGAGAACCAATGGGTAACACAGAGCAAAATCTTCAATCAGCAATTAAAGGTGAAATACATGAATACACAGATATGTATCCAGGTATGGCTAGAACAGCTAGAGAAGAAGGTTTTGATGAAATTGCAGACTGGTTTGAGACACTTGCAAAAGCAGAAAAATCTCATGCTGGTAAATTTCAAAAAACATTAGACGCCTACAAAGGTGAATAATTATGTGGGTGGCATTTTGTCACCCATTGACAAATTAAAAAAATGTGATATAATAATATTATGAAATTCAGTGAAGATAAAATTTTAAAAGAAGTCCAAGACTATATTAAATCAACATACGGTCAACATTACTCCTCTGGTAAAGAGGGTATTCAGACACTAGATTTATTAAAGTCTATTGGAATTAAAAGTGATTTTTGTTTAGGTAACGCTATAAAATATCTTAGTCGTTATGGCAAAAAAAATGGTAAAAATCGTAAAGACTTGCTTAAGGCAGTTCATTACATTGTACTATTATTAAATAATGAAGGAGAAAATAAATAATGAAAATAAGTGATAATACAGTTAGTATCTTAAAAAACTTTTCAGATATTAATAACAATATACTTTTCAAACCAGGTAAAAGTATTTCAACAATGTCAACTATGAAAAACATCATGGCAAAGGCAGATGTTGAGGAAGAGTTCGAACAAGAATTTGGCGTATATGATTTGCCAGAATTTCTAAGAGCAATCGACTCATTTAAAAAACCAGTTCTTAAATTTAACGGCGCTGCTAATCTAAAAATAAATGATGAGGGTACTTCTCTATCAGCTAGATATGCATTTGCTGATAAATCAACTTTGGTTACACCACAAAAAGAAATTAACATGCCAGATCAAACAGTTTCTTTCACTTTAAAAGATAGTGATTATGAATCTGTAAAAAGATTATATACTAATCTAAGTCTACCTGATATTGCATTTATAGGTGAAAAAGGTAAAATCAAACTAGTTGCGTTAGATAAGAAAAACAATAACTCTAACGAATCATCAATTACAGTTGGTGAAACAGATGTTGACTTTACTGCTTACATTAAGGCAGAGAATATGAAAATTATTCCTGGCGAATATGATGTTGCATTATCAAAGGCTAAGATCGCACATTTCATAAACAAGAAGGTAAAAGTCCAATATTGGATTGCTTTAGAAGCAGATAGTGTATTTTAAATAGATGAGTTTATTTGTTGAAGAACAAATAAAACCCAAAAAGACTATTAGAATTTTAGTATATCCAAATATTACATTTGGTAAAGACCTAGAAAAAGATAGTTACATACAAGTTATTAAAAAGCAAATATCTCTTTTAAACTCTATACGAGACGACTTGTGGTTTTATTTGATATTACCTAAGGAAGTTCCATCTTTACAATTTGATAACGTAAGTCAATTGTATTTAGATTTGCCGACTCATCCTCCTACAATGAGAGTTCATTTTGATACACAGGTGATAAAATCTTTGTGTTCAAAAGACCTCGACTTTGATTTGGTAATGTCACATCTACCAGAGCATACCTGTGAATTAAAAAATGTTTTGTATAACATAACACAACATATTCCTAAATTTTTTGGATATTGTCATTGGTTTGATTTAAAAAAAGTTGCTAACTGGCCTATGAATAGTTTTAAAAAAAACATTGTAGGCCTATTAGAAATGGATAGATGTTATTTGAATACTCAATCTCAAAAGAATCTTGTTTTACAAGAAGCAAAAGAGACCTTTAGTGATGATGTAATAAAAAGATTGGACAAAATCTTAACAGTACAACATTTAGGTGTGGATAAAAAAGATATTATTAAGACTATAAAAAAAGTAAAAGAAAAAATTATTGTTTTTAATCATAGACCTGATACTTATAAACATTACAAAGAATTTCTACAGGTTTGTGATGAATTGTACAAACAAAGACAAGATTTTAAAGTATGGGTTCCTCTATCAAGTAAACCTGATAGGGATTATATTATTACTGATAGTGGGGATAAAGATTTTTACTATAAGAAATTACAAGAATGTTACATAGGATATTCTCCTAAACAAACTTATGGTGGATGGTCTGTTGCAACAACAGACGGAATGATGAATGGTGTTCCGTATTTAATGTATGATGCTGATTATTATAGAGAACTTTGGAATGAAGGTGCATTTATAAAAAATGATAATGAGTTAATAGATAAATTAAATTTTTATTTAGATAATGAAGATCAAAGAAATAAATTGGCAAATCAAAGTTTACAATATATTAAAACTAAATTAGTCTTTAAAAATGAAATAGAACAAATGAGTAATTACATAAACGAATTATATAACAAATTACCAATTGTTAAAAAAAGTGAAAAAATTAAAGAAGTGATTTCCTGGATAAAAAAAGAAGGAAGTCTTTCTAAACAAGAAATTATAAACCGTTTAGGATGGGGAGTTGGTATTAAGTGGACACAATATCGCCACACACTATTGACAAATCCTAACATTTATGATACCATGACTAAAAATCCAATATACAATTGGGTTGAATAAATTGAGGAATATATTATATTATGAGTGACTTTTTATGGGTCGAAAAATATCGACCAAAGCGTATTGAAGATTGTATATTAAGTGAAGACTTAAAAAATACATTTACAAAATTTTTAAATCAAAAAGAGATTCCAAATCTTCTCCTTTCAGGCACAGCAGGTAAGGGTAAGACAACAGTTGCTCGTGCCTTATGTGAAGAATTAGGTTGTGATTATATCATAATCAATGGTTCAGATGAAGGTAGACATATTGATACTTTAAGAACAACAATTAAAAACTTTGCGTCCACAGTATCTTTAGACGATACCAAAAATCATAAAGTTGTTATAGTTGATGAGGCAGATTATATGAATCCTGACTCAGTTCAACCTGCATTAAGAAACTTTATGGAATCGTTTCATAAGAATTGTAGATTTATTTTTACTTGTAACTTTAAAAACAAAATCATACCTGCGTTACATAGTCGTTGCACAGTTATTGATTTTCGTATTACAAATGGTCAAAAAGTAAAAACAGCACAGGCATTGCTTAAAAGACTTGGTACTGTCCTTGATGATGAAAGTATCGAGTATGATAAAAAGGTACTTGCTGAGTTAATACAAAGACACTATCCAGACTTTAGAAGAACAATCAATGAATTACAAAGATATTCTGTAAGAGGTAAGATTGATAGTGGCATACTTGTATCGTTGTCCGATATAAACAATAAAGAGTTAGTGAAGTTGTTAAAAGAAAAACGATTTACTGATATGAGAAAATGGGTTATACAAAACTTAGATCAGGATCCGTCTTCTTTATTTACGGCTATCTATGATATTCTTTATAAGTCACTTCATCCACAATCGGTGCCAGCTGCTGTATTAACAATTGCTGACTATCAATACAAATCTGCTTTTGTGGCAGACCATGAGATCAATATGGTCGCATGTTTAACTCAAATTATGGCCGAGTGTAAGTTCAAATAAAACTCAAAATGACTACTAAGAAAAAACACAATCCAGTCGCTTCTGAATTACGGCAAACTAAATACAAACAAAGAGTCGTAAAACCTAAAAAAGGTAAAGGTTCTTTCAAAAGAAAAACAAAAGAAGACGAAGATTGGAGTGGCATAGTATAATGGCTAGAAGAACATTTTGGAGAAAACTCATCGTAAGATGTAGAATGTTTTGGGCTGACGTGAGAGGTCATCATGGTAAAGTTTGGAATTATGAACCAGGCGATTACTATATGGGTTCACACAAAGGACATAAAAAACACGAAAAACATTAATAATGATTGAATATAAATTAGGTGATTACTTAAATGCCATCAATTGGTCTAAGATAAACTTACTTGATGGTGATGATATAACATGGGAAAAAAAGTTCGCACCATTTGTTATTAATCGTTGTTTATCACAGCACGTTGATACAATAATGATGGCAAATGAAATGAATCAAAGACACGGCCTTCCTAAAAGGTTGCAATTCCATTTTTTACTAAATAGTATTCGTAAGAGAAAAAGATTTGGTGGTAAGTGGTTATCTACTTCTAAATCTAAAAACTTAGAGTATGTAAAAGAATATTATGGTTACAGTAACATCAAAGCTAAACAGGCCTTAGACATACTTGATAATAAACAATTGAAACTTATCAAAGAAAAACTTGATAAGGGTGGGAGAAGAAAATGAGTGAAGGACTTAAATGGTCACCTGACAGTATGTTAGAGGTTACCCTTAAACAACCCGATGATTTTCTAAAAGTAAGAGAGACACTTTCCAGAATAGGTGTGGCAAGTCGTAAAGATAAAACTTTATTTCAAAGTTGTCATATACTACACAAACAAGGAAAGTATTACATAGTTCATTTCAAAGAGTTATTTGCTTTAGACGGCAAACAAGCAACACTAGCTGAAAACGATATACAAAGAAGAAATACAATATCAATTTTATTACAAGATTGGAATTTGATCTCTATCGTTAAACCTAACGAAGCAGAAAACAAAGCACCATTATCTCAAATAAAGATAATTGCTTTTAAAGAGAAGAACGAATGGAACTTACAGGCGAAATATAACATCGGTAAGAAAATAAATAAAGACGAAACAACTGAATAAAGGATATTATGATTAAATTATATAGACTCACAACAGGTGAGGACGTGATAGGAACGTTTGAAGATCAAACAGATTTGTTTGAACACATAAAGAAACCTTATGTATTGATTCCAATGCAAGGGCAACCAGGACAACCTATGCAAATAGGATTCCATCCTTACTTGCCATATTCAAAAGATGAAATAGTAAAGATTAAAAAAGTAAATATTGTTTGTGATTCAAATCCATCAGAAAACATAATCGAAGCATATCAAAAAAATACTGGTGCAATTGTAACACCTAAAAAATCAATTATTACCTAGTTGACTTTTTTACATTTCTGTGTTATAATATAATATGAATCTAGCGAGCTCTTTCTATACAAGTGTTTTAGAACACAAAGGCAAACTTCTTATAAGAGGTGTTGCCAACGGAGAGTCGTATCTAAGTAGAATCAATTATAGACCAACTTTGTTTATGCCTAGCAAAACACAAACGGCATACAAGTCATTAGACAATATACAATTGGCACCTAAGAGATTTGATTCCATTTCAAAGGCAAAACATTTTTACGATCAGTATAAATCTATTCCTGAATATAAAATCTACGGAATGAATCGTTATCAATATCAATATATTGCTGACGAATATAAAGATGATATAAGATGGAATAAAGATTATATTAAAATATTTACACTTGATATAGAAACCGAGTGTGAAAACGGTTTTCCCGATCCTGATACTGCAAAAGAAACTATTATTTGTATTACTGTAAAAAATCATAGCAACAAACAAATATTGACATGGGGAACTGGCGATTTCATTGCTAAAAAATCAAATGTAACTTATATCAAATGTCAAAATGAAAAACATTTATTACTAGAGTTTTTAAAATTCTGGTGTAAGAATCATCCTGATATATTGACTGGTTGGAATGTTAGATTTTTTGACATGCCATATTTGATGAATAGAATGAGATACCTTTTTGATAATGATACTATTAACAAAATGTCACCTTGGAATTATGTTAATGCTGATCGTATTCAAATGGGACAAAAGAATCAACAGTACTGGAATATATTAGGTGTTTCTATATTAGATTACTTTGAACTGTATAGAAAATTTACCTATGTAAGGCAAGAGTCTTATAAACTAGATTACATCGGTAAAGTAGAACTAGGCGAACAGAAATTAGAAAATCCTTACGATACATTTAAAGAGTTTTATACAAAAGATTATCAAAAGTTTGTAGAATATAATATCCAAGACGTTGAACTAGTTGATAAACTAGAAGATAAAATGCGTTTGATTGAGTTATGTTTAACTATGGCATACGATTACAAAGTAAACTATAACGATGTGTATTCGCAAGTAAGATGTTGGGATACATTAATCTATAATCATTTAAGAAAAAAGAATATAGTTATACCACCAAGAGAAGACCACGAGAAGGCAACTCAATATGAAGGTGCGTATGTAAAAGACCCACAACCAGGATTGCATGAATGGATTTGTTCGTTTGATTTGAACTCACTATATCCACACTTGATTATGGAATATAATATTAGTCCTGAAATGTTTGCCGGCGTAGAACCTAGAGCAGTAGGTGTAGAAAACTTTTTAGCAGAAAAACTAAATCTTAAATTTGCAAAAGATAAGAATGTTACAATTGCACCTAATGGTGCCATGTTTAAAAAAGATAAACAAGGTTTCTTACCTGAACTAATGGAAAAGATGTATACCGATCGTGTTGTTTATAAAAAGAAAATGATCGAAGCAAAAAAAGAATTTCAAAAGACAAAGGATCCTATCTATTCAAATGAGATTGCAAGATGTAATAATATTCAAATGGCAAAAAAGATTTCTCTAAACTCTGCTTATGGTGCCATTGGTAATCAATATTTCAGATACTTTGATGTTAAACAGGCAGAAGCAATTACACTTGGTGGTCAGTTGGCAATTCGTTGGGTAGAACGTGATGTAAATGCATTTATGAATAAGATATTACAAACAACAAATGTAAATTATATTGTTGCTTCTGATACAGATTCTATCTATTTAAAACTAGATAAGTTAGTTGAAAAAGTTTGTAAAGATAAATCAATTGACCAAGTTGTAGATTTTATCAACAAGGCCGCTGAAGAAAAAATACAAAAAGTAATTGATAAGAGTTATGAAAAACTTGCCGAATATATTAATGCGTATGATCAAAAAATGATTATGAAACGAGAGGCAATTGCAAACAAAGGTATATGGGTTGCTAAAAAACGTTACATGATGAACGTATTTGATGAAGAAGGTATTAGATTTGAAACACCTAAGTTAAAGATTATGGGTGTTGAGGCAGTTAAGTCATCAACTCCGGAGGTTTGCCGAGGTAAAATTAAAGACGCAATTAAAATTATTATGAACTCAACGCAAGATGATTTGATTAAGTTTGTTGCAGATTTCAAAAAAGATTTCTTTAAATTAAAACCTGAAGACATTGCTTTTCCTAGATCATGTAATAATATTGACAAGTATATAGATTCTTCAAATCTGTATATAAAAGGCACACCAATACATGTAAAAGGTTCTTTAATATATAATCATTATCTAAGAACTAAAAAACTAGAATCTAAATATCCATTAATTAAAGATGGTGAAAAAATAAAATTCTTAATGTTGAAGTTACCTAATCCTGTAAAAGATACCGTGATTGCATTTTCAACTAAGATACCAAAAGAATTTAATTTACATAAGTATGTGGATTATGATGTTCAATTTGAAAAAACATTTTCTGATCCGTTGAAGTTTATCTTAAATACTATCAACTGGAAACTTGAAGAAGAAGCAACTCTGGAGGCATTTTTCGGATGACAAATGCCATAATACTATTAATGCTATTTTATATGAGTATCTGGTTATTTTTTCATTGGGGTGAAAGACTTGCAATGACAAGAATAGATACTAAAGTATTTTTAATTATAATATTGACAATATGGATATCGATAAAAAATATAACGTAATATATGCTGACCCACCATGGTCGTTTAAAACTTATTCTGATAAGGGTAAAGATAGAAGTCCTGAAAATCATTATAATGTTATGTCATTACAGGATATAAAAGATTTGCCAGTAAATAAGATTGCAAATGATGATTCAGTTTTATTGATGTGGGTTATTGATCCTTTATTAGATAAAGCATTTGAAGTAATAAACGCATGGGGTTTTAAATATAAAACTGTTGCATTTACATGGGCAAAAACAAATAAAACTAAACCAGGTTTCTTTACAGGATTAGGATATTGGACTAGAGGCAATCCTGAAATGTGTTTACTTGCCACAAAAGGTAAACCTAAAAGACTAAGTAAGTCTGTGCCACAATTAGTCGTAGAACAACGGAGAGAACATAGCAGAAAACCAGATATAATGTACAACCATATAGAGAATTTACTAGAAGGTCCTTATATTGAAATGTTTGCTAGAACACAAAAACCTGGTTGGGATGCATGGGGCAATCAACTTGACAAATTTAAATAATGTGTTATAATATAGTATGAATTATTTGAAAAAATACGCAAATGAAAACAAGTTACCTATAATGGATCAACTTACGTTTGAACGTATAACAAACAGTATTGGTAAAGAAAAATTTAGAGAAGACCTAGCAGAATATATTTCTGTTGTTAGGCCTGTATATCCTTTAAAACAAATCTCATATGACATAATGAGACAATCATTTAAGAGTTTACAAAAACAAGATGTTTGGCAACATATTAAACCATTAGAACAATTAGAAAAAAACGTTAAAGAAAAATACGATGATTTAAAATATAATTTTAAAGATCATGGACTAGGTGTTATAGACGCACCATCTATTTACAATGATGTTTCAAATTATTTTCACCAAGAGTTGAGATTAAATTGTTCAAGTTATGGTTTTAAAGCACCATTAGATGTATGGTACAATGGCACAGCAAAAGATATATGGCGATGTTTAGGTCCTATATGGCGTGGTATCAATGGTATGAAACCTGTTATGATAGATGGCAAACAAGAACTAAGAGGTGGTGCATTGCACGAAGCAAGTTATATGAGTGCCTTTAGATTAGGAACTTATATTGCAACACAATTTAAACCTAATGTTGCAAAAGCAATTTATCAAATGACAGACGCAAAAAGAGTATTAGATACTTCATGTGGTTGGGGTGATAGACTTGCAGGATTTTTTACTAGTGACGCTGAAGAATATATTGGTTGCGATCCTAATCCTAACACTTATAAACTATACATGAAACAAATAGAAGTTTACAATAGTTTTTTACCAGAAGAAAAACAGAAAAAAGTTACTATCTATAATTGTGGTGCTGAAGATTTGCCATGGGATGAAATAAAAGATATTGATTGTGCCTTTACAAGTCCACCTTATTTCTCAACTGAGAGATATAATGAAGGTGGTGAAAAAGAAGAAAATCAATCATGGTTTAAGTTTGATGAGTATTCAAAATGGCGTGATGATTTTTATTTACCAGTTGCACAAAAAAGTTTTGAAAGATCAAAACATATGTTTGTAAACATTATGGATCCAACAATTAAAGGTAAAAGATATTTCAGTTGTGATGAATTAGTTGATAGTTTAAAAGAACACTTTGTAGGACAAATCGGTATGAGAATAATGCAAAGACCTAAGTCAGATAAACTATTTGAAAGTGAAGAAGAAAAATCAGAATTTATGAATCGTATTTTTATTGAGAACGTTTGGTGTTTTTCAAAAGAAAAATTAGATTACTTTAGACACAGTAGAAAGGCAACCTTGTTCTAATAAATATGAGTATGTCAATAACAAAAATAGATTACGAAGATAAAAAAGAATATTGGGATTACCAAAGACTTTTAGAATACAATAGAGAACTATTGCAAAAAAGATTAAATAGAGTCGATGGTAAAATATTTGGTCCTTTAGGTAGAGTTGAGGCAGATGAATTTTATGATAACATTTGGGCAACTGTTTCAAGTGAAGACTTAGAAGAAGCACCTAAAGAATGGGTACCAAAAGACCCTAAACTTAGATTTGAATGGGAAGGCGATCCAGTTGACATTAATAATATACAAGAACTGTAAACCCTTTGAACGATATAGTTTTAACCCAAAGGATATTGACAAAGTAAAGAAAACATGTTATACTAATAATATAAAATGGTTTGTTATAATAGGAGAACAAGATGAGTGATTTTTTAAAAGATATAATAAAAGAAACAGGTAATGAATATGCTACACTTATTAGTGATGGAATTGAAGCAGGTGATGTAGATAGTTTTATTGATACAGGATCCCATGCTTTAAATGCCTTATTATCAGGCACAATATTTGGTGGATTACCAGCAAATAAAATAACTGCAATTGCAGGTGAGGCTGCTACAGGTAAAACATTCTTTGCATTAGGTATATGTAAACACTTTTTAGATAAGAATAAAGACGCAGGTGTTATCTATTTTGAATCTGAAAGTGCTTTAACAAAAGACTTAGTTGAAGCAAGAGGTATTGATAGTAAAAGAATGGTAGTTGTGCCAGTTGCAACAGTACAAGAATTTAGACATCAATCAATAAAGGTTATAGACAAATATTTAGAACAGGATGCTTCTAAAAGAAAACCTTTAATGTTTGTATTAGATAGTTTAGGTATGCTATCTACAACAAAAGAAATGGAAGACACAGCAGAAGGTAAAGAAACTAGAGACATGACAAGATCACAAATTGTCAAGGCCGCATTTAGAGTATTAACATTGAAACTAGGTAAAGCAAAAGTTCCTATGATTATGACAAACCATACTTATGATGTTATCGGTTCAATGTTTCCACAAAAAGAAATGGGTGGTGGTTCTGGTTTAAAATATGCTGCTTCTAATATTGTATATCTTTCAAAACGTAAAGAAAAAGACGGTAAAGAAATTATTGGCAATGTTATACATTGTAAAAATTATAAAAGTAGATTGACAAAAGAAAATGCCATGATAGATGTTCGATTAACTTATGACAAAGGATTGGATAAATATTATGGGTTACTTGACCTTGCATTGAAACATGAAATATTTAAATCTGTTTCAACAAGAATTGAGTTACCAGATGGCACAAAACAATATGCTAAGACAATCAATAATGAACCTGATAAATTCTTTACTAAAGATATTCTCAATCAGATTGACTCGGCTGCCAAAAAAGAGTTTCTATATGGACAAGACTAAGAAAAAGTATCATTATGCTCAACGTGATGTTGACGATTATTCGTGTATCAAAATCAGCGAAGGAAAATATGAAGGTGTTATTTACACTTATGGTAAGGTTATGTTTGCTTCAGAAGCAAATCAACAAGATAAGTTACCATTAAAGTTTGAATATACTGTAAAGAAAAATCCTAAAGGTGAAGATACCGAATCTGAGGAATTTAGAATGTTGATCGGTGATATATTAGTCAGTGAAATAGAGGAACAATTAAAAAATGGACAGTTACAATTCAACAAGTAAATTTGAACAAACAATTTTAACTAATCTTATACATAACGAAGAATTTGCCAGAAAGGCAATTCCTTTTTTAAAAGAAGAATACTTTAAAGATAGAGTTGAAATTACTTTGTTTAATATCATAAATACTTTTATAGGAAAATATAACAATCTTCCTACTAAAGAGGCGATCGGTATTGAGTTATCAAACTTAAAAACAATTACCGAAGAAGAACATAATCAAGCAAAATCATTATTGAATACTTTGACTTATGAAGAAGTTGACTCAAAGTGGTTGATTGATACAACTGAAAAATTTTGTAAAGATCGTGCTGTATATAATGCTGTATTATCAGGAATAAGGATTATAGATGGCAAAGATAAACGACATACTCCGGAGGCGATTCCGAGCATTCTTAGTGAAGCTCTTGCTGTTAGTTTTGATTCTCATATTGGACATGATTATCTAAAACAACCAGATGTTAGATTTGATTACTATCACAAAGTTGAAGAACGTCTAAGATTTGATTTAAACTATTTCAATCGTATTACAAAAGGTGGATTGCCACCTAAGACTTTAAATGTTGCTCTTGCAGGAACAGGTGTTGGTAAGTCGTTGTTTATGTGCCATGTTGCTTCTTCAATGTTAGCACAAGGCAGAAACGTCTTATATATCACTTTAGAAATGGCAGAGGAGAGAATAGCCGAGAGGATTGACGCTAACCTATTAGATGTGACTATTGATGATCTATATCAAATGCCAAGAGACCTATATGAGAATAAGATCAATAAAATGCAATCTAAGATAAATGGTCAGTTAATTATCAAAGAATATCCAACTGCGTCTGCTCATAGTGGTCACTTCAAATCACTATTTGATGAACTGTCTTTAAAGAAATCTTTTAAACCAGATATTGTATTCATAGATTATTTGAATATATGTACAAGTGCGAGATTTAGAGGTGGTAATATTAATTCATATACAATGATTAAATCTATTGCTGAAGAACTTAGAGGACTTGCTGTTCAATATAATGTTCCTATTGTATCTGCTACACAAACAACTAGAACTGGTTTTATGTCAAGTGATGTAGGACTAGAAGATACATCAGAAAGTTTTGGTCTGCCTGCAACTGCTGACTTTATGTTTGCTCTAATCTCAAATGAAGAACTTGAAGAATTAGGACAAATGAAAGTTAAACAACTAAAAAATCGTTACAATGATCCTGCTATTAATCGTGCTTTTATCATTGGTGTTGATAGATCAAAAATGAGATTGTATGATGTAGAAAACAATGCTCAACAAATAGTAGATAGTAACCAAGAATCACAGGAGAAGATAGACACACCATCTGGTCCTCAACCTGTTGATCCTTACGATAAATTTTCAGGATTTAAAGTATGATAAAAAAGAAACCATCAATATATTATAAGGCACAAATGGTAAAAATAAAAGGTAAGATTATCTGGCGTGCTGTAGAAATGCCTAGTAAACTTGTTTTCAAAGAATCTTTTTTTGAAGAAGATGTAAAAGATATTGTTAAATTTCAAAACAACAATAAGACATTTGGAACGTTTGGGTTTCCGCCATTTTTTGATTTAAGAAATAGTAGTGAAAAACTATTAGATAATGGTAAAAGTAAATACAACTCCCCACCAAGAACTAGAGGTAGAAGCCGTGCATAAATATATGTATGCCAAAACTAAATAATATAAGCGTTAAAGAAAGTGTTTTCACTGCTATGCAGGAGAAAGCAACTGCCTTTATATTTAAGCGTTCTTATTTGTCACCTAAAAAAAGATTTAAATCAGGTGAAGATATAGTTAAAGATAAAGATACCGTAAAAGGTCTAAAAGAAATATTTGTGTTGAACGGCAAACAACTGTTTAACTACACACTTCCTTGGTCTCAAAACCAAGAAAAAGTTTGGTTTGAAACTTTTTATAAACAACATGAAAAAATATTAGATGTTTTTCCTAATGCTAAATTTACTATCTTTGATAGAGACGATAAAAATGGTTTTATGGAATGGTTTCAAAAACTAATAAAAGATTACTTCAAAATATCAAAGAAAGATAGTTATAATCCTGCTGATATTTGGTTAATAGATAAAAAAGAAGTTAATAGAAAAACCATATTAAAAGAATTAAACCAAGATTCTGCTACAAGAACCATTGCAGAATTAAATCAAGTAATGAGATCACTATACAATGAAAAAAAAGTTGTAGGACTTTCTTTAAAATTAGTATCAGGACAAACAGCAAAATATGAAAGAGTAAACCTTGATGAAAAGTTTTTTAAAGATTTGGAAGCTAAAGAAGGTGTATATGACTATAAACTTAGTGATATAAAAATAGATTTAACTACCACTGGATCAGGAAAAAGAGCCAACTGGAAAACACAAGACACAGTTATTTCTCTAAGTCTTAACAATGTGATAAAAGTAAAATTTCAAGTTAAAGGAAACGGAACTTCTAAATTAGAAAATTTAAAAATTGAAGGATCGGGTGTTGGGGAAAAGGCAAGACTTGGTAAAGCGCCCTTACTACTTATTGGTAAATTAACAAGTGGTAAACCATATAAGAAAGTATTTCAAAACAAATTTGCTGATTTTCCAAAAAATATAAAAGAATTTACAAAACAATCTAAAAAATATAATGATATGTTTAGTGAACTGGAAAAAAGTTGTAAAAAAAATAATATAAGATTAACAACTAATATTTCATCTAAAGATTTTATAAAACAAATGAAGATTGCTTTTGAGGGAGAAAAACCTTGGATTGCAAATTCTAAATTAATGCAATTAACCTTTGTTCATATGATTTGCTCAATGGCAAACAAAGATATGATAGATGAATATGTTACTGATATTCTATTTTTAGCTAAAAAAGAAGGACGAACTATCTTTCAATTTGGCCCTTTTGGCAAGTTGTATTAGTATAAATAGTAATAAAAAGATTGTATTTGTTGATGGAATAGTGCTTGACAATCAGCACTAAATTTGATATAATATATTATATGGATAACGTGGGAGAAACATGCAAAGTTTTAAACAATATTTAAGTGAGGCTAAAAATACTCACTTAGAACATTTAGAAGATTCTATCATTAATGATGGATATGATGGTGGTGTTAATGCCATTTCATTTCTTAAATCATTAAGAGATATGCTTATAGGATCATCAAGTAGAAGATTAAACGTTTCAGTAAAATGGGACGGTGCTCCTGCTGTGATCTGTGGAATCAATCCTGAAAACGGCAAATTCTTTGTTGGATCAAAATCAGTATTCAACGTAACTCCCAAAATAAATTATACATCTGCTGATATTAGAAGAAATCACACAGGTGGACTTGCTGAAAAATTACAAGTTGCATTAGTAGAATTAAAGAAATTAGGAATCAAAGGTGTTGTTCAAGGTGACTTTTTATATACTAACAATGAATTAAAAAGTGCCAACATAAGAGGTGAAAGTGTTTTAACTTTTACACCAAATACAATTACATATGCTGTGCCTACAGACAGTGCAATAGGTAAAAGAATTGCGTCTGCTAAAATGGGTATCATATTTCATACAACATACACTGGTAGAAAAATGGCAGACTTAAAAGCAAATTTTGGTGTGAACGTAAGTTCATTTAGAAAAACATCATCTGTATTTTTTGATGACGCAGGATACAAAGACGCTTCAGGTGTCGCTACATTTACAACTGCTGAAAGTGAAAGATATGACGCAATGCTAAGAATGGCATTTGGTTCTGTAAGTAAAGGCAGACCAATATTAAACTTATTAAGTAAACAACAAAATTTATATTCTGTTGGTGCTAGACTTAAAATATTTTTCAATGATTTTATTAGAAGAGGACAATCAATAGAAAATGTAAGTAAGTTGGTATCTCAATTTAGAGAATACTATATTAAGACTTTAGACAAAGAAATATCGGCAAGAAAAACACAAAATGCTAAAAGTAAATTTGAAGCAATGAAAAACGAAGGACTAAAATTTATGGAAAAAAATGAAGTCGGTATATATTTTGCCATTGCTAGTTATGTCACTCTACAAAGAGTAAAAGATTTCTTAATAAACAAAATGAATCAAATAAAAAGTATAGGAACATTTTTACAAAAAGACAATGGTTTCGAAGTTACAAATCCAGAAGGATATGTTGCCGTAGATAGAATGGGTAACGCTGTAAAACTAGTTGACAGATTAGAATTTTCAACTGCTAACTTTAATATTTCTAAGAACTGGATAAAAGGATAAAATGGCAAACTGGAGAAAAGATTTACAAAACTATGGTCCTTTTGGGCATGATAGAACAGTTTTTGAAGTTCAAATGATTGCCGACAAAGACGGTAATATTATTAACACATTTGGTGGAGCTGCAAACGTTAATATTGCAGCTGGTTTAGTTGATGGATATTCTGGAGTTCACAAATATGGTGCAGTTTATGGAACTGCTGTAGGAACAATGTCAACAGTATGGACAAGGGCAGATACAACAGCAAATGCTTTATATGATTGGACATATTCAGCAGGTACAATTACAGTAGAATCTACATCTGGTTCAGATACAACAGATGTAACTATTTCAGGTTTAGATGATAATTATGCTGAAGTTACAGAAACATTGACATTGACAGGCACATCACCTGTTTCAGGTACACAAACTTTCTCCAGAGTTAATCGTGCTTTTATGGCAGGTACATCAACCAATGTTGGTAAAATTCATGTTAAAAGAGGTTCAACAATTGTAACAGAAATTGCAGCTGATTATGGACAAACACTACAATGTATCTATACAATACCTGCAGGTAAAACAGGTTACTTAATGAATTTAAGTGCTAGTGCTTCTAAAAATCAAACTGTTGATTTATTTTTATTTCAAAGACCTTTTGGTGGTGCATTTAGAGTATCGTCAACATTATCTTTATATCAAAGTAATGAAGTATTAGAATTTCCTGTGCCATTAAAATTAACAGAAAAAACTGATATTGATTTAAGAACAAAAGGTTCTTCTAACGCAACAGTATCAGCAGACTTTACAATAGTATTGGTGGATAACGAATAATGAAAACATTTAGAACATATATTAAAGAGGCACAACAAAGACGAATAGTTATGTTAGGTGGTCCTGGTTCAGGTAAATCAACATACACTAAGTTTTTAATGGACAGATATGGCGTACCTCACATATATCCAGGTGGCATGTTAAGAAAAGAAGTTGAGAAAAATACAGAAATAGGAAAACAGATTAAAGATTTAATTACAAAGGGTAAGTTTGCACCTAGTGAAATGGTTTTAAAACTTATTAAAGACAGAATTGCAGAAAGTCCAGACGGATATGTATTAGACGGATGGCCTAGATATATGAAACAAGTAAGAGAAATGGAACGAGAAAATATCGGACATGATGTTGCTGTGTTTTTAGATGTAAGTAAAGAAGAAGTAATGAAACGATTACTTGCAAGAGGTAGAGTTGATGATACCGAAGAAGTTATCAACGATAGAATTAAACTATACAAACAGGAAACTGGACCTGTTGTAGAATACTTTAGAAATAAACCTGGTTTTATAAGTGTTAAGGCCGAGGGTGATACACCAGAAAACATTAGTAAAAAAATTATTAGAGAAATAGAAAATGAAAAGCTTTAAACAATTTAAACAGATATACGAGTCTATTATAGACATACCAAGAAAAACGTATGCAAAGGCAGTGTTTGATAAACCAGATACACCTAATCCAGAGTTAAAAGCTTCAGTTAAAAAACAAGTATTAGACGGAATTAAGTCATTTGAAAAATTTGGAAAAGTAGTTAAGTATGGTCTTATTGGATCAATACTA